GGGGTCAGCATCGTCTTCCAGGTACTTATCGATAGCCTCAGTCAAATACCGTAGTCGGTGCCACTCAGGTGAGTAGGGTTTGTACATGATAATAGATATGCTACCAAAGAACTATACAGAGAACTCATGGTTCTGTCAAGTATTTATGAAAAACCCTGTGGACAAAAAAATACCCCGAATTTTTTTCGGGGTATTTTGGTAATCAAAAGTCGATTTTGGTTTTACCAAGTCAATCGACGACATGGTACTCGCTTAGTCCTTGCTACCTCCTTGTAGTGACCATAGATGTAGACATCACGCCTCCAACGACCAGGAACCCATCGGGTTCGACGCACCTCTTTGATACAAGTCCTAGGTCGGATGTACTGAGGTCGATCGTTGTAGTGAACAACCTCGATGCGATGGTCATGGTCAAACGGTTCCCAGAATTCATCCCAAGTAATTGCCTGAGCAGGGGAACCGAGTGCCAGGAGCAGGGGGAGAGCAAGAAACTTCTTCATCAGTCGTTAGCGAGTTTGGCAAAGTATTCAAGGTCAGGATCGCTGTCCTCACTCAATGAGTCTACACTCTTACCAAACCCAGCACGGAAGGATGAGGTCGGTTCGCTAGGTGTCACATCGGGAGCGTTGAAGTCGTTCACGATGGGATCCTGCTCTTCCTCTTCGACTCGTGCGGCACGGGAGGTCTTGCCAAGGACAAGGTTCAGACGTGCTTCCAGTTCCTCATAGGACTTGAAGTTCTTAGGATCAGTGAAGTCAGCGAGAGAGTATTGCTGGTTGTAGATCTCTTCGAGTTTGTCATCCTCAAAGTCACCCAGTGTGCTACCAGCAGCGAACTCGGAACGATCGTAGTTCCAGTAACCGTCTTGCTTGACGATCTTCAACTTGAAGTCAGCACCTTCCCAGAAGCAGAAGGGATTGATGGGTTTCTCATCCTCGAACTGAGGTTTCATTGCCTCAACAATCTTATCGTGGATCTTCTTACCATACTTGTAGAGGAAGACACGACCCTCGTTCTCAGGGTGAAGGGGATCCTTGACAACATAGATGTTGGAGTAGTAAGACAGCTTACGCTTCTGCTTACGAGCAATCTCCTTATCAGAGTCAAGACCACTGTTCCAGAGGACTCGGTTCAGGTCACCAAGGGGATCCTTCTGACCGAGAGTGGTCAGGGAGTTCTCGATGTACCAACCACCAGGACCTTGGAAGGCGTGAGACCAGACCTGTGCCCAGGGCAGATCCTCACCAGTGGGAGCAGGAAGGAAGCGGATGACAGCATAACCGTTGCCTGCTTTGTCCACCTCTGGTTTCCAGAGGCGTTCGTCGGGACCATTGCCCGAACCTTTACTCATCTTGTCCAGTTCTTTGGTCAGAGCAGCGATAGAACCACTGGACTTTTTGAGCGATGCGAAAGACATTGTATTCTCCGTGTGTGTTTTGTATTTGGTCTGTGTACCCCGAAGGGTACAGTATTTAGGCAAGGAGGACCCCTGACCACCTCAATAATATACGGCATGAAAAAGGGGGTGTCAACCCCCTCCTTGTAGTTCTTTTTTCCAACCGATCAACTTGTCTTCCATGACCTGTAAGATCGCTAGCAGGTTGCCCTGCCCTCCTGTGTAGATGGATGACACCATGTCGATCCGATCCTTCATACTCTTGACTTCGGACTCGTCGTCCCCTTCTTCTTGCACATAGTTTGCCATCATCTCCAAGCGAGAGTAGAAAACTTTCTGCTTAGCAATAAGTTCTAGTGTCTTGTTGATGTGTTCGATCTTCTGACCAGGATCAAAGTTCTCAAAGTCCTGAGACATTTTGAGCAGGTCAGTGTATGTTGATTGCAATTCGTTCAGTTCTTCTTGAACGATTTCTGACTTAAAGAATTCGTCAGTCATAGTTTTCCTCCTACCACGCCACTGTTTACGACGCGGGTGTAATCGTCTAGTGTTCCATCCTGAATACATTTCAGGTGCCAACGAGAGACCGTAAGGACTCCCTCATAAGTAGCACCAGTGATGAAGTGTTGACCCAGTGGATCTTTCAGGATGGATGTGTAAAGACCAAAGCGTGTCTTCTTAATGTAGAAAGCATCATCAATCCACTCAACGTCCAGAGGGATCTCCTTCTCTACTGTACCACCAAAGGATTGGGCGAGTTTAGAGCGGGAGGATTCCACGACTGGTTCGTTTGATGCAGTTGAGTTGTTGGGCATTGGCTTTGATCTTATCTTTGAGTGGTTTGCTGATGAGTTTACCTACCATTTCAAACTCGATCTCATACTCTTCACACACTGATGCAACTGCTTCGATGTAGTTGATGAGACCGTTGTTGTTCTGTACGGTGTGTTCAACCAGTGCGCTGAACTTGTTCTGTGTCATGAAGTTTTCTTCTAGTTCTTTCACTTGATACTCTCCTGAAAGAATCGATAGTCTTTGATCCATTGGCAGAGCGTATCAATGTATGGTATTTTATCATACTTTTCAACGACCTGCGTCTGTCCGTCTTCCGCAACAGAAAGTGTCACAAGTTTCTTTACTTCGACACCAGTACGTTCCCAATACATGTAAGCATACGCTGCTTCCTGTACGAAATACTTCTCCAACCAGGACTCCTGTTTGAGTTCCTTGGTTGTCTTGAAGTCAATGATTGCTAGATCATCATCAAACTCAGCAATACAGTCAACACGGCCAGCAACGCATAGATCATCAGAATAAAGAGGGGCTTCAAGAACGTGAACATTATCAATACGATCAAGCACCTCACGAGCAGCCCTGAAAAGGATCGCGGGTAGACCCGTGCTCTCTTTAACTGCTTCAAGATTCCCTTTGATGTAGTTCTCGACGATGCCATGATACTTGGTGCCTCTCCATGATGATGTGCGACGGATCTTCTCCGCCTCAGTCCAACCAACCCTCTTCTCCCACTTCCTGATACCCTCGATGGATTGATGACCAACGACAGTAGTCACAGAAGGATACCAGTTACCATTGGGTGACTTGTAGAAGCGACCCTTTTCACCTGTCCTGCTTTCAAGTTCTGTCAACTCAGAAGCAGGACCAACATGATTAAATGTCTTCATCAATTAAACCCGAGATTATTTTTGGAGATGAGATACTCACGAACGATACCAGAACGTACGATGTCTTCAATCCCAAACTCCACACACTCAAACGAGGGCATGGTTTGAAGGATCTTCATAAAGTCTAGCACACCAGTGCGCTCGTTGCTCTTGATGAGGTCAGACTGGGTGTAGTCACCAGAGAAAATAATCTTGGCGTCTTCACCAACACGGGTGATGATGGAGTCTAGTTCGTGGAAGTTCAGGTTGGAGAACTCATCCACAATTATAATACACTTGTCAAGAGTGACACCACGAATGAATGACGTGGACCAGAAGGAGACAGTCTCTTGTGCTCTGAGGTTATCATAAAGCATCTCGAAACTATTATCATCAGGCATGGTGAACATGTACTTCACCATATTCTTGTATGGAATCTGATACAAGTTACTCTTATCTTCATGGTCACCAGGCAAGAACCCAATCTCTCTGGTAGGCACCAGCGAACGGACCATATAGATCTTCTCGTAGGGCGACTCAGGATCTAACACCTGCTGCATAGCAAGGTAGAGGCTGATGAAAGTCTTACCTGTACCAGCAGCACCATGCAGCACCAGATTCTTCCCCTCAGCATACGCATTAAACACCTTCTCCTGATTATCAGTCAGGGGTTCGATAGTTTTAAGGTGGTCTAAGTTGATCGGTTTCTTCCGTCTCATCTGTTTGGCTGTCATACCATTCATGTTCGGAGTTTTCTGACGCTTTCGTGCAGCAGGCATATCAAGTGTAGTTACTAAGGTTTGCTCTGGGATGCTCGGACTGGATCTTCTGCATCACTTCTTTGAATCCATCCGACTGTTTTGGTTTGCCGTAGGTAGTACCTGCGACTCCCGCTTGCCAGTCTTTATCCCAATCGGGGTTAGCATCTCTCCATTCGGAGTATTCTTTCATAGTCTTGATGAAAGTTTGTCTCTCACCAGTGACCTTATTTATTACACTGTAAGTAGGCATGTTAGTTTCTCCTGTTTTGTGGTTGTGCAATGGCACAGATATACTTACACGAGGGCATGTCTGCCTCGAATAGTTTCTTTGCCTCACTCTGACAGGATGCCATGTACGCTTTGAAATGATGGCGATTACCTGTACTCTTCATGGTATAGCAAATCTGATAGGGGTACTGTTTCATCATGGGATAAGAAGTGCAGATTGATAACAAGGATCGTCGTCCTCAGGGCAGTCACATGTGTTGTCACACCACCCCAATGCCTCAGAGACAGTCGGGAACTGACATACAAAGTGACGCTTACAGAGTTCAGCGATCTCCATGTGTTCTTTCTGTGTACCGTTAGCAGTACGCAGATTGATATAATGGATCCATGACCTAAGATTTCCTGTCATGTAGAGTTTTGTACCTACGGCGAGGGGAAGCACGAAACGAGCACACTCCTTTGCCACGCCTGCTTCAAGCATCTGTTGGTACAGTTCCATACCACGCTTGAAGTGATCTTGCATGAGGATCTCAAACTTCTGGACCACGAAAGGATCCAGGTCATCGATACTGTTCTGCCTATTCTTGGTGTCTTGACGACGCAGTTCAGGCAGTTGGATGTCACCCAGTGCAGACGAGTCTGCATACCGTTGGGAAAACTCTTGGAAGCAGAACGAACGGTGCCTCAGAATTTGAGCTGCCAGTCCCCTGGTAGTCTCAATCTGCAACGTCATGGTTGCCTGCTCAAACACAGACCAGTGTCCATGCTTAATACAATACTTCAACAGACCAGCAACCTTAGGGTTGTCCTGGTTTGATGGGTTGCTCACGCGAGCGATGTAACCGATGGTTTTCTCTGCATCAGGAGTGACAGAGACAAGACATACTTTGGGTTTCATTTAATAAGAAGGCGAGAGACGAGGTATAGTCCTAAGGATTGAAAATATCCTATCATGGGTAGTCCAAAGATGGCAGGCATTGAAACATTCCATGCTGCCCAGATAATAAATGGAGCAACAATCATTCCACCAATGAAACCAAGGGTAGTAAGTGCCACCATCTTACTATCCTGATCAGTCCAAGGTTGTTCTTCATCATCAGGTTTCTTGATGTTGAAGGTGTACATGGAGTTCTTCATTTCTTTTTCTTGTCCTTTTGCTGTGCCCCATACAGTTTAGGATTCATTCTCCCTTCTGTCTGGGTCATGTTTACAAAGTCATGGCGGTAGTGATCCCAATAGTGGTCAAAGATGTCCACTTTCTTGGCACCAACAGCAATGTCAAACTTAGTCATACCATCTAAGGTATACTCAATCAGATAGGCAGTGTAAGGCAAGGACTTGTCTTGACTCAATGATGGGTCACAGTCCTCAAAGAGTATCTTAATCTTCAAGAGCGATTGCCCCACTGAATAGCAGGGAATGCCTCAGAGACACATGCCTTGGTGACTTTGTACTTCTTACCAAGGGTCTTATCCTTGGCAGCGATGACAACCTCTGCCTCATCAGGATGCAGTCCTTCAAGCAGTTGAATGAACATCTGCTCACGCTTCATGCCACTGATATTGGATCCACCCTTGAAGAAGTGATGGAGGATGCGTGACTCATGTTCCAGTCGTGTGTGCTCAGTACCAACAGGTGCCTCGTTCTTATTGTATGGAGGAGCACCCTCGGGTAGCATAGACACAATGGATTCATCGTAGTTGATGATCAGAATAGATTTAAGTGCCTGACTTACGTTGTCTTGCAGGATCTTAACCTTTTCTGCCTTAGTCTTTGCGCTGTGTGCCTTTTGTAGGACTTCGGAGATTAAAAGTTTCATATCAAAAGTCAGTGATGTGATCTAGCATTTCGGTCAACTCATGCCTACCGAAGTAGACATACATCTGTCCTCGACCAGGAGGTTCAGTAGTTTCAAACGTATTTATGATGTCAGAGTTAACATCATCTGGAATACATTCAAAGTCAATGAGTTTACGATTGCGTTCGTAGTTCTGTGCAGTTACATCATCGCAGAACTGTTCGGGAGACATGTCCAACCACCGTTCAACTTTTACTTTGGACAGTGGGCGTTGGCGCTTGCCAGTGACAAAGGTGTCATCATCAGACAGGTAGTTAGGGATACCATCTCCTCTATCACCTTTGATGATGTGCTCCAAGAGATACTTCTTGGGGTCCTCGCACATGACAAACTTCTTCTGGATAGGATTGTACTGTGAGACAAACTTATACCGTTGGAGTTGTTGGAAGTCTTTGTCCCCACTCATGATGAGAACTTTCTGTGGTGGTTGCATGTTGTTCTGCAACCTGATGTTACGGTATGCTTGGTCTTTTACAAGGGATGCAATGACATCATCTGCCTCAGCACCATCAACTTCGATGACCTTGTAAGGAAGATTCTCTTTGATCTCGTCACGAATACGATTCAAGACCTCAAAGATCTCATTCCAATCCAGAGAAGACTTCTCTCGATCTTTCTTGCGTGTGCCTTTGTAGTAAGGAAACTCTTTGCGTCGCCAGTAATGCTTGCTGTCATAACAAAGGACCAGTTCACCATACTCCTTACTAAACTTAGAGCGATAGTATCGCAATGAGTTCAGTACCATATGGCGGACTAGTCCTTCGCTGATAGTCTGACTGGTTGACAAAGAAACCATCAGGTTGCTGATGCAAACCTGATTCATATCAACAAGGATCATTAGACCTCAATCGTCTTCGTCAAACATCATATCATCTTCGTCGTCGATGTGCAAGTAGATCAGAGGTTGATCAGTCAGTTCTCCGTTCTCGTCGTACATCTCAGGATGCATAGCAATCTTGGCGTACTGTGCATGGTCAACCCACACATCAAAGATATGCTTTAAGTTCCAGGATGCCAAGAATCCCAGAACGAAACTTCCTAACGTTAGGAAGAAAGCGATGTAAAGAAATGAAGCATCTGCCATGGCGTTCCCCCTTATGTGGTCTAAGTATTTAGATCATTTCCTCTTCACTTTGGTTCCAGGCTTACGTCCTGGCTTGCGCTCTGCATGATAGTCCCAAGCATCTTTCAAGATACCATAGAGATAGTCCCTGACCTTTCTTGCTTTGGGTTTAGGGAGATAACCATACGCTTCACGTAAGACCTTATCACCTCCCTTGATATAGTCTTCCAACTCCAAGATGATGAAGTTTAGGTTAGCAGCACACTGACTCTCAATGAACTCATTGGTCTGTCGTCGTGTCCACTTGTTTGTTTTTAGGTATGGGTACAACCTGAACAGGAACTTCTGCTCAGTCATGGCAAGATCTATCGACTTGTCCACGAGTTCATACAGTTCCTGTTCATTATGTTGGGTCATCAGAGGCACTTGTTCTCACGAAGATAGGCAATCGACTCGGTGCATCCACCGATCTTGTTCCCATTGATCAGGACCTGAGGAAAGGTAGCACGCTGACCAAACTCCTGTCGGAACTGGTCGCGAGTGAAGTTCTGATCGAGAACAAGTTCACTATACTGCCAACCTCGCATTCTGTAAACCTCTTTGATCTTTGTGCAGTAGGGACACCCAGGACGAGTGTAGATAACTGTACCACCAGGATTCTTAGCCATAATAATTTCAGGTAGAGATTAAAAAAGGGGACCGAAGTCCCCTGTATATATTATATCAACGCTTGGGATCAGAAGGAATACTTCACACCCAGTTTACCACCGTAGCCACGGTCGATGTCGCTGTCGCCAGAACCTTGGAAGGAGACTTCACCGTACACACCGACAGAATCGGTAGCAGCAACGGAGATGCCTGCTTTACCAGAGGGAACGGTGTCATCAGCAGCGCCATCAGGAGCAACGTAGCTAGCACCACCCTGCACGTACCATGCAGCAGACTCACCCAGGGCACCTTCGTAGCCTACGTGGAAATCAGTCGTAGCACCAGAGTAATCCGTGCCCGTCCAACCAGCATTGGTTTCCACGTTAACGTAGGGTCCTGCAAGGGCAGCACCAGGAGCAGCGAAAGCAGCAGCAGCAGCGGCAGCAGCGAAAGCAGTTTTGATCATTGTTGTTTACCTTAGTTACTTGCGGAATGGTTACCCGCAGATGAATAGAGACTCGACTTGTCCCGTTTGTTACAGACCGTTAAGTCTTAACGGTTTATGTATAATACCAGAGAATCCAAAATCGTTTTCCTTGTGACAGTTGTGTTAAGGATTCAACACATTTGGATCTCTCTGACATCATGGGATAAGTGTACCAGGTTCTGGCGGTCTTGTCAATCCTTTCTCAGGGCGTTGCGGATCTGTTCAATCTGTTCTGGGGTGGGTTCCTGATCCACAACGATAGGTTCCTTGGGCATGTCATCGGTGACTGATTCCAGTTCTTCCATTGCCAGAGGAACGTTCTCCAACAGTTCTGGGTCCTGTTCAAGGCGATCCATCTCACCCAACCAACCGTAGTGATACTTCTTCCACGCTTTGAGCATCTTCTTACGACCCTTAGGATCATCAGGATACTTGCGTAGAATCTTTTGCAGACCTGTCAATTTCTTGACACCATCTACGATCATGCGATCTGTATTCTTAGTTCTGCCACCGTTACCACGGTCAGTGAACCCAAAACCTTCTGACATTAG